ACCGGGGCTGGGGCTGCTAGGCGTCCAGTTTTGCGCGTTGTCCTCACACGGTTGGGGTCCGCCTGTGCACCGAACATTTCGCCCATCGCGGCACCAGCATCAACGGCATTCTTGCGGCGCTCGTATTCGTTGTTCCAACGCTGAAACACATCGACAAAGCCCTGCATTGCAGCGGCTGCTTCAACGATGGCTGTCTTGAGGCCCGTGCCGACCGTCGTGGTTACTTGGGCGAATTTTCGGTCAAGCTCATCGGCTCTCTTCACCACCTCGTCAGACATCACGGCGCCGAGATCATGAGAGGCTTTGATCGTATCGCGGATTCCCTTCTCGCCTTGCTCGATCAACTGCACCATGCGCTCACCGCCAGTGCCGCCCGCCAGTTCATCGAAGATGCGGATTTGTGCTGCACGGTCGAGTTGGCCGAGACGGCCGATAATCTCAAGCATCAGCTCTGACGGGTTCTTCAGCTTGTCCTTCAAGGTGTCGGCGCTATAGCCAAGACGGCCGAACGCCTCTGCCGCCGATCCGCCGCCAGTAGTTACAAATTCGTCCGCACGCAGGGACAGTTCCTTCATGGCGTCGGTAAGAGCATCAACAGGGATCCGGTTCTGCTCGGCTACGTATTTCCACTCTTGAAAAACTTGCAGGCTGAGACCGGCAACCTTCGCCTGATCTCCAATCTCGGCAACACCGCGCGCAACCTGCTGCATCTGGGTGATGATGCCAGCGACACCACCACCAATAAGCCCGCCGACCAATCCGCCCGCGAATGCCTTACCCATCGCGCCGATCTTGGTGCTGACCTGGGCGAAAGCCTGATTGATGCGCGTTGTAGACCGGATGGCATCCTTCTCCATCTGGTCGGTTGCGCGCTTGGAAGACTGCGACATCTTGCGAAACTCGCGCTCCGTCGTGCCGCTGGCCTTTGCCATATTGCGCTCGAGATCCTTGATCCGGGCCTCAAGCATAATCACAAGGCGTTCTTCGTCGGTCTGGCTCATGCGTAGCTCCATTCTCCGATGTCACCATCGAAATCGTCGTAAGAGGATCGGCCGCTATCGCCGGCAGCGCAGCGGGCAACGGCCATGGCTGTGGCGACGGCGCCGTCGATGTGGTCTTTGCTCTTGGCTTTGTGGAAAGAGCGGTTGCCGGAACTGTCTTCGCGGAGAGCGATGTTATCGAAATGCCAGCGCAGGATCGGGTGGCCGCCGTGTTGGAACTGGCGGGAGAGGATGGCGCGCTCAAGCTCGTTGATGGCAGGGGACATCGTGAGCCAGCCCTGGCGGAACTCGACCACGGGCAAACCTTCATCGAGAAGATTGTTGATGCTGTTGCGGGCGAGGGCCGGATCGAACGCGATTTCGCGGACGTTGAACCGGGCGCATAGCTCTTTGATGTGAGCCTCTACCGCGTGGTAATCGACCACGTTGCCCTCTGTGAGCGTGATGTGGCCTTGCTCTTCCCAGACAGCATAGTTGACGCCCTCACGCGCACCACGCTTCAGCAGGTTGTCTTTCGGCAGGTAGAACCATGGGTGGACGGCATAGCCGCTCTCACGGTCGCCCCAGCAGGCTACGACGGCGGTCAAGTCGGTGGTCTTGGAAAGGTCCACGCCAAGATAGCAAGGCGTCTGGTTCGCTTCCAATTCGTCCAAATCTGGACGAAAGTTCCCCTCGTCATAGATCGGCATGGAGACGAACGGGGACGCGCTGTAATCCAGCCAGCAGTTGAGATGGAACTGCCGGAAGTTGTCGCGGTCTGATGGCCGTTCCTGCGCCTCACGCGCCATGGTGCGCAGGCCGTCGATATCGGGATAGCCTTCGGCAAGGCCGGGATTGACCATGTGCCAAAGTTCTTCATCCTGCCAGTCGTCGTCAGGGTGGCTTTCGAACAGCACCGGCAGGAAGTTCGGATCGTGGATCGCCCCGGATTGCACCTTGCGGGCATAGGTCAGAAGCTCATAGGCAAGGTTCTCCTGTCCACGGCCCGCCTGTGTGATGATAACCAGCAGCGTGTTCGGCACCTTGTTCAAGCCCGTGCGGATGGCCTGCCAGTTGCGGCGGCTGTTCTCGCCCTCCCAGTTAATCAACTCGTCGGCCAGCACGAAATTCGGCGTCTTGCCGAGCTTGCCTTTTCCGCCAGAGGCCAGAGCGCGGAACGTGGCCTTGCTCTTCTTGTGCTCCAGATAGAACACGCTCTCGGTCGGCTTCATGGCCGATTGCAGCCACTCGGTTTCGCCAACGATGCCCACCGCCTCGTCGTAAGCGATACGCGCGTCTTCCTCGGCAGAGGCGGCAACCATAGCCTGACCACCGGGAACGCGCTCCCAGCCCACCGTATGGAGCAATGCGAGGCCTGCGCCCATCGTGGTCTTGCGGGCGCCACGCGGCAGGAGGATGAATACCGTCTTCACCTGCCGGCGCTTGTTCGGATAGCACGGGCCATAGATGCGGCGGACGATGCGCTCCCAGAACAGCGGAAGTTCGAAATCACCGCTCGCGCTCTTCGGGTGTTTCAGGCGGCGCAGGAAGTCCACGGCGCGCTCGCCGTAGCCGAACGTGTCTTCGATCTCGCTGCCGTCGAAGATCCACTCGGGCCGTGTGGCTTTGAACTTTTCCTCAAAATTGAGGGAAAGTGCTTTAGACGTCGAGGCCATCGGGTGCGCCTCCTGTCTTCGATTTTCCCTCCGATGGAGTAAAACCCTGCTTGGATCGGGCAGCCGGTGTCAGGCCGAGTTCTGCCGACATGCGGGCAACGGTCTCTTGCGCCTTGGACATTAGGCCAGAGGCTGGGTTCGGCTTGAGATTTCCGTGGGCGGTCTTTGTGAGGATGCCATGCTCCTCGATGGCCTTCTGGCATTCGCGCACCGTCCAGATCGCAATGAGGTACGCTTCCAGCAGTCCGGTCATGGACGCTGTGAGGATCTGACGCTGCACCATTTCGGCAGCGATGGTGTTCCATTCCTCCTCCATCTGGGTCGGCAAATTTGCAGAGGCTTTCGGCACACCCTTCAAACCGCCGTCGATGGCCTTCAGCGTGGCCTTTGCGCCGCGTGTCCCTTTGCTGCTCATGCGGACACCTTGCGTTCACAGCGCAGGTCCAAGCCCTTGCGGCGGCCGATCTCTTTGACCTCGCGGACGTTGTATTCCTCGCCCTCGAAGAGGATGCGTGACGTTCCGCCAATTGGCGAAAAGTAGCGGGTGCGGAAGATGATGGACGTGGTGTCGCTGGCGCCGTTCGTCAGGAACTCCTCGGTGCTGCTCTGGATGATCTGGGCGCGCACGGTGGCGACATCGGTCCACGTCTCGATAGGCGTGCCGTAGTCGTTCACGGTGCTGGTGAAGCTCTGGACGGTGATAGAGCGTTCAAGCTTTCCGGCTCTCATGCGACCTCCTGCACAAGTGCGTCGATGGTGACGATGGCGTGGCTGGTCTTGCCGTCTGGATCGCGGAGGAAGCGGGAGCCGCGCACTCGGCAATCAGCGAAATGGAAACTTTCAATCATTGAAAATTTGCCAGAGTGAACAGCCTTGCGGATGGCACCGGCAATGCGCTTGCTGGTCTCTGTCGATGGCTCTTCGACCCACACATGCAGGTCGAGATAAACCCGTGTCAGCGTGCGGGCGATGCTGTCGCCTTCATCCACGCTCTGGCCTTCACCGATGACGATGGAGGGGCGCGGGTTCGGGCGCTCGTTGCGGTCGAGGATGTTGGCGGCCGGTACCATACTGGACAAATCCGTCCAGTTTATCAGGCGCGCACGAATGGCTTTCTGCAGGGCGAGTTCAGCACTCATAGGCCACCCCAATTCTGCTTTACAGCCTTGGCAGCAGCGCGCTTGATGCGGCCTGTAATCTTCTTGCGGAGGAGCCGGAAGGCGGGCCAGAAATACGGCTGCGCTGCGGCCTCCTGCGTGCCGTACTCGACAAGGTGCGCGTACCGGACATCCTTGTTTCCAGCGGTCACAGCCACGGCCAGCTCCGGCACCGTGACGCGGCCACCGGGTGTGGAGTAGGGCGGGGTGTTCGATCCACCCGGCGTTACCGTGATGCTCTCCTG